CTGGAGCAGTCCGACCGGGAGACGCTGGCGAACAAGCTGTTCGAGATGGCCATGATGCTCCGCCTCGGCCCCGCGACGCCTTCGGCGACTGTCCCCTCCCCTGCCGCAGCGTCGGCCACACCTGCGGCGACGATCGCCGTCCCTGCTCCGAAGTCCGATCCGGCACCCGCCTCCGACAAGCGGCCCGGTCCGAAGGCCGTGAGTAAGGACAAAGCCCCGAAGGCCACCGCCGACCAGGAGGCCGCTGTGCCCGGCAAGGGCGCACCCACGAGGAGCAGCAAGCCCACGACCGAGAAGCCGCCACGCCCATCCTACAGTCGGGCAAAGTCGAAGCCTGGCGCGACTGCCACCGCACCCTCCTCACCAAGAGCGGGAGGGAGCAAGCGCCCGAAGCGGGAACTCGCCACGGTCTGACACGCGACAGCGACATCGTCCGGCCACGTCGAACCGTGGCAGACACCGATGGGAACGGATTCCCATTTTTGTTTTTCGCGACGGATCGCAAACCCAGTTACCGCGGAGATGCATTCCCCCTCAGAACGGTTCTGAGCTAAAACCCCCGCGGTCCCTCTGTTTCACAGAAAGCTCCCCATGCTAGCCGTCAAACCCTCCAAGCCCGCTTCCAGCGGCAAGGCGCTGATCCCTGCCGTCGGTTACATCCGCATGTCCACCGATCAGCAGTCCGATTCTCCCGAGCGCCAGCGCGAAGAGATCGTCGCCCTGGCCCATCGCGACGGATATCTCCTGTTGGACTGGTACGAAGACCACGGTCTGACCGGAACCGAGTCCAAGAACCGGCCCGACTTCCAGCGCCTGATGGCCGATGTCTCCAAACGGGACTTCAAAGCGGTCCTGATGTACGAGCAGAGCCGGTTCTCCCGCGAGGACGTGTTCGACTGTATGGCTCACTGGAAGATCCTCAAGGACCTGGGGGTGACCCTGGTCACCGTCCAGCGGGGCGCAATGCGGTTCGACGACCTGGGGGGACTGATCACCGCCATCGTCGGCCAGCATGAAGCCCGGTCGGAGTCGATGCGGCTGGCGCATCGCTGTATCTCCGGCAAGCAGCGCAAGGTGCGGACCGGAACTCACGTCTCCGCCGCCCCGTTCGGGTTCGAACGGGAGATCCTCGATGACAGCGGGAACGTCGTTCGCCGCGTGAAGCCCGGGGAACAGTTTCGGCGACCGGCCAGTTGGCAGTCCCGCCTGGTCCCGTCGGAGGATCCCGCCGTGCTGGCCGGAGTCCGTTACATGTTCGAAGCGTTGACGCAGGGGCTCACCACCCGGCAGATCGCGATCGAACTGAACAAGCGAAACCTGACCACCAGCCGTGGAAAACCGTTCCAGCGGAGCGTGCTCCGCACCATGCTGCGGAACCCAGTCTACACGGGGGCGCTCCATTACGGGAAATCGGAACGTGGCAAGTTCGCCCGGGTTGAAGAACTGATCATCGTTCCCAACGCGCACCCGGCGCTGGTCTCGCCGCTGCTGTTCGAGGAAGTGCAGTCGATCCTCGCGGCGACTGACCAGAAGCATGGCGGTCCCACGGTCCCGGGTAAATACCCGCTCACCGGGGTCATGTTCTGCGGGAACTGTGGCCGCAAGATGAGCGGTTACAGCACGGCCGACGTGCGCCGGTACCGCTGTGACGTGTCGGAGACCGACTGTTGTCAGCCGATTCCGACCGTCGCCGCCGATGCGATCGAAGGGTTGATCCTGCGGTTGATCCTGGAGCACGTGCTCAATGAGGAGAACCGCGACAAGCTGGACGCGGCCGTCGACCGGTTGCGGGTCGTCAACGAGATGGCTGCTTCACCGCAGGTCTCGCAGATGGACGACCTGCGGGCGAAGATCGCCCGCGCGGAAGGGAACCTCGCGCTCGCCGAGGACGAGGCCAACTTCAAAGTGATCGCCGCCCGGCTCTCCGGCTGGCGGGAACAGCTGCAGAAGCTGCAGGCCACGCAGCAGACCCGCCGCAAAGCTGGACCGAAGTCCGACGGTCTGCAACTGCTGCGGGATAACCTGCAGGCGAACCCGTTGATGCTGGCGATCGCCATCAAGAAAACGATCCAGCGGGTGACGGTCAGCCGCCAGGCGCTGCCGCGGGTGTTCGGCACGGACCTCGATGTCCGGGCCGTCCAGGGAACGATCGAGTTCCATCCCGATGTGTTCGCGCATTCGTTCCAGTACTCGGACGCGGACCTCTATCCCGAACAGCACCTGCGGGCGCTGGCGGAGTACGTCAACCGGATGGGTCGCAAGGTGACGTCCGAAGAGCTGGCGCGGGCGCTGGGGCTCCCCAAAGACGTGGCGCTGAATCGTGCGAAACGGTGCGTCCGGCTCGGTCTGCTGACGTTCAGCCGGTGGAAAAACCTGTATTTCTTCCTGCCGGTGAAATAACCGGACACGCCTGCCGCCGCCGGGGTTGTCTCCACAAAGCCCTGGAATCATGGCCTTTCTGAGCGGCGTACGGTCTGGCTCGCCTCACTGCAAAACTGGAGCAGTGAATGTTGCGATGCCAGCAGATGCCGTACAACGTCGCCGCTGGAAATTCGTCGGGTTACAACTATTCGTCCGGACGTCTCGACCATCAGATTTACTTTCGGTCGATCGACATTGACCGCGCCGATTGCGAAGTCGAAGTCCTGGAGCGAATCACCAGGGCGTGGTTCGACGAAGCCTCGCTGGTCCACGGCCTGATTCCCGACGGTCTGGGCCCCGTGCACTTGTGGTCGCAGGCCTGGTCGTGGGATCCACCGACGGACATCGACCCGACCAAGACCGCCAACGCACGCCTGATCGATCTGTCGTGCGGCATGACCAGCCACGTGGCCGAGTACGACAAGCTGGGCCTCGACTGGGAAATCGAGCAGGAGAAAGCCGCCGAATCCATGGGCTGCACCGTCGACGAACTGCGAGCCCTGTGGCGTCAGAGGATCCTCGGCAACGCCGCGGCAATCCAATTGGCCAACGAACAGCAGTCGTTCGCTGCCCGGATGAAGCGCAAGGTCCGCCAACTCACCGCGCGTCTGCGACGCATGGAAATGGGAGCCTGACGTGGCAAAGAAGCGAAACTTCAAAGTCACCGCCTCCGCCAAGATCAAAGCGGGCGCAAAGCAGCCGAGGTTCTCTTGTGTCGCTTACACCGGCGCGAAGATGGACCTGTACGGATTTGACTTGCCGCTCGTGATCGACCTGACTGGCATGACGACGCACAGCCAGGCTCGGCCGGCACTGATGGACCATTGTCCATACAAGGAAAACGTCGCCGGTCAGTCAGACGCCATCCGGATCCTGCCGACGCGGCTGGAGGTCGATGGTTTCATTCTCCGCTCGACGGAAGCCGGCCGTGACGTGCTGGACATGGCCCAGGAGGGATTCACCTGGCAAATGTCTGTCGGGTGCGACATCCCCGATGAGGCCGACGTGGAAGAGGTCCGCGCCGGTGAATCCGTTCGAGTCAACGGCCAGAACAACAGTCCTGGGCGAAGTCTCGTTTGTCGTGATGGGCGCTGACGATCGCACGTCCGCCCGCATTGCCGCCCGCCGAAAGGCCCAACTCAAAGCTAGGAATCAGACCATGACCTTCGAAGAATGGCTGGCGTCACTGAAGCTCGACGTCAACACGCTCACGGATGAGCAACGCACCGCGTTGCAGGGCCAATTCGACAAACTGAACGACGGCGAGGAGGAAGAAGGCGAAGAGGAACTCGACGCCGAAGCGGACGAAGAAGACATCGACGCAGAACACGACGATGAAGATGTCGAGTCCGAAGAAGAGGACGAAGTCCCCGCCGGTGCGAAGGCCGCTTCTCGCAAGAAGAAGATCGCCGCAAGGAAGTCGGCCACGCACAAGCCGACCGTCTTCAAGTCGATCACTGCGGCTGCCCTCAGGGCACATCGCATGGTGGCAAAGATCGAGAAGGCGGCGAAGGGCGATTCTGAATTGATCGCCACGGCCCTGGAAAAGGGTTGGGACGCCGGTCGCGTCCAGGCCGAGGCCAAGCTCAAGAAGCTGCAGGCCGGACGTGCCCAGGCCCCCGATGCACAAGGAGGCAGTCCGTTGAAGATCAACGCGAAGGTGATGGAGGCCGCGCTGCTGCTGAACATCGGCACCGACCAGAAATCGGTCGGGAAGCACTTCGATCAGCAGACGATGAACGTCGCCTGCTCGCGTGAATGGCAAGGCTGCAGCCTGCACGTCCTGATGGACCAGGTGATCGAAGCCAGCGGCGAATCGTTCCGCGGATCGCGCAAGACGGATGCTTTTATCCGAGCTGCCGCGCGGGCCAATCACAAGATTCAGGCCAGCGGCGGCTACTCCACCGTCAACCTGTCTCAGATCCTGGAGAACGTCGCGAACAAGACCCTGATTCAGTCGTACGACGCCCAGGAAACGGTCTGGCAGTACTTCTGTGCCATCCGGCCGCTCAACGACTTCAAGATCCATTCGTACTACCGATTGGACATGGAAGGGGCGTTCAAGAAGGTCGGCCCGGATGGTGAACTGCAGCACCTGAAGCCGACCGACGCGAAGTACGAGAATCAGCTGGACACCTATGGCGCCCAGTTGGTCCTGACTCGGCAGATGCAGATCAACGATGATCTGAACGCGTTCGCAGCGGTGCCCAAGGCGATCGGTCGCCTGGCAAAGCTGCGGCCCGAAGAAGCTTGGATCGTGCTGCTGTTGGCCAACGCCAGCAACTTCTTCCATGCCAATAACCGCAACAAGAACACCGGTGCGGGTTCTGCCTTGGGTATTTCCGGTTTGACCGCTGCCAAGACCGCGTACAAGCACCAGGTCGACAGCAACGGGAAGCCGATCTTGGTCACGCCCGATCGGATTCTGAGCGGCTCGACGCTGTCTGTCACTGCCGAAAACCTCAACGTCGAACAGACGCTGGTCGGCGGCACCACGGACAACAAGCTGAACCGCAACCCGCACAAGGGGAAGTACGCCCCGTACGACACCCCATACGCTCTTCTTTCAAAATGGAACTCCTGCGTTTAGAGGCTGGAAAACAGGACTTTTCGTCAACTGTTTCCCATGGGGGCGAATGTCAAACAGGAATTGCCGCGTCCCATCTTCACGAGGCCGGCCTTATAGGCTCGGCGTGCGTGATAGACTACACCATTTCGGGGAAGATTCAAGTGGGCTGCAAGCTCGTCGGTCTTCACCGGTCGGCCAGCCTCGTTGACGTACTTCGAGATCGCCAGGTAGTGCTTCTCCGGCCAGAGGTCGGAATCGGTGAACTCGATCGCGCCGCCCGAATAGATTTCGGGGTTGAACTCGATCGTTCCGAATCCCTGGTGATGGGGAACGGCATTCGGGTCGACGTCGCGTGAGAACGTGACACGCGCGAGCGTATCCCGCAGGGCCGCGGCGACGAGCAGCCGGTCCGCTCGATGCAGGTTCTGCCGCAGCAGTTCCATTCCATCGACCGTCGACAGCAATTCGATCAGCGGATTGCAGACCTCGTT